CATCGGCTGCCGGCCAGGGCGCGGGTTGATGGGGGGTAGGTTCATCCGCCCCTCCCCGCAAAGAACGCGAGCAGCTGCTTGGCGCGCATCACGCTGACCTCCACGCCGGCGCGACCATGAACTCGCGCGTTGTCTCGGCCTTGAACTTCACATTCCGCCGGGACACCAGCAGGCCGTTCTCGGCCAGGCCGCGCGTCCACTTCAGCGCCGTCTCGCCCTCGATGCCGATCTCCCGCGCCAGCTGGTACGGCGACAGCCAGCGCGTGCGCAGGGCCTTCATCACCTCGGCTGCGATCTCCGGGCCGGTCATGAGTGCAGCCCCCTATTCCGTTGGTGCGACGTGGCACCGGCATTGCCACCGCGCCGAGTTCCGCCTGCAGCGGATAGCGCTGTCGCTGCGCTGGTGAGAAAGAGCCCGACCCGCATTGCTGCAGGCCGGGCAAGGCTTCCGGCGCGTTGGGGGCGCCCCGCAATAGGTGCGGGCCGATGGAAGCCGGAGGAGACAAGCTGTGCCATCGCTCAGGCCTTCGCGGGCTCGGGGCTCGTTCCGATCATTTCCGGCGGCAAGTGCTTGCGCGCCAGCGCGGCCAGCACGCGGTTCTCGATGTCCTTCGTCAGCTCGGCAGGCCACTGCGAGACCGCCGACGTTGTGACACCGCACGCGGCCGCCGCTGAAGTGACAGTCCCACCGAGGAGATCGATTGCACGCTGCTTGTCCATCGGCCTATGTTAGCAGGCTAATGGGATATTGCAAGCCCGCTAACGAGGTGCGCCTGGACACCCCCTCGATTGGGGGGGGTGCGCAGAAAATCACGTTAGCACGCTTGACACCAGACATTAGCCGGCTAACAATGCCCCACATCGGCCAGCGCACAGGGCGCAGGCAAGGAGATGCAGATGGGGAACCAAGACATCCTCGCGGCCATAGCCGCAGACCCGGCTGCGGTGCGTCGAGCACAGCAGGCATACGACGACCTGTCCGAGCCCGAGCCCGACGAAACCGACGGCCTGATCGACTCCATCCGAATCGCCATTGCGCGGTGCGAAGAAGCGCTCGGCCGGGCTGAGCTGGCGCTGACCCGCCGCGACACCGACGCTGCGCAGGACTTGGTGCGATCGGCGATCAATGAGCTTGAGGAAGTTGCGGCTGTGGAGGCTGGTGTATGAGCAAGATCGACAACGGCGGATCGGCGTTCCCAGTCAACGCCGCGAACCTCGGAAGTACTGGCTCCTACCCGCCAGAACAAGGTATGTCACTGCGCGACTATTTCGCCGCGAAGGCGATGCAAGGCTTTTACCAGCGAGTCGAATCGGGTGGCTTTGTGCGTGTGGCGCAACTGTCCTACGAGCTGGCAGACGCCATGCTGAAAGCGAGGGAGCAATGACCGCCTACATCACCGGCCGCGACGGCATCCCGCGCCGCTTCGCCCTGGCCGCGACAGACCGCGATGCCGCGCATGCCGAGGCGCAGGACATCGGGAAGGCGTTTGGCAAGTTCACCTACATCGTGAGGAAATCGGCATGAGCGAATCAGTCACGTTCTATCCGCCGTTCAAGTGGTGCGAAACAAGCTTCGACATTGGCGAGTCTGGGCCCGCTTTGAGGCGCGAAGGATGCCAGCTCACGCTGGTTGTCAGAACAGGCGCGGCGTGCCTACAGACCTACGCCACGCGCGATGAACTGCGCGCGCTGGGGGAGATGCTGCTGCGGCACGCGAACGCGAATGAAGTGCTGGAGGTGTCGGAATGAACCACACCGAACACACCATGCCGCGCGCTGGGCGCACGGTTGACCGCGAGACGGTTGCGCCTGGCTGGGCGGGGTTTCACTACCGCGGGCCTTCGGTCTGGGAGCGCGTCTGCGGTGTTGCGCAGCAGCTCGGCGTGTACGCACTGTTTGCCCTGATCGGGGCAATGCTGGCCTGGAGGGGCTGACATCGTGGGCGAGATCGCAGAAATGATGCTCGACGGCACGCTGTGCGAGGGCTGCGGCGTGTACCTGCCGGGTGAAGCGCTCGGCAGCCCGCGCCGCTGTCGTGACTGCAAGCGCGACGCCGGCAAGCCACCGCCAGACAGCAGGGTCGCTTGCAAGACGTGCGGCCGGCGCGTGAAGTTCATCGGCTTGCGCGACCACATGCGCGATGCGCACCAAACGGGGAGCTGACATGGCAACTATCTCCATGACCAACCTGAACGACTCGCCCACCGAGCCCGGGCCGTTGACCGCCGCTGAGCTGCGGCCATGGCAGCCCGTCGGCGCCTTCGATGACGACGACCGCGCCGAGGATCTGGCGCAGACCGAGTACGAACGCGAAGACCCGCTCGGCTGCTTCGTGGGCATGCGCAGCGGGCTGCTGCTGATGGCGGCAACAGCGCTGTGCGTGGCCGCGGTCTTGGCCCTGCTCCCATGAGTAGCGACCTGCTGATCGCGCTGATCCCGGCCGGCGCGGCGATCTTGGTGCCGCTGGTGCTGCACCTGGCGCTGCGCTGAACCTTCACCACCGACAAGGAGAACCACTTGAACGCACCCGAGAACCGACAACTGGCCGTGGCCCAGCCGGCCGCCTTCGACCTGAGCCCGCGCAACTTCGAGCAGGCCCTGACCCTGGCCGACTACCTCGCCGCTTCCGACATGGTGCCCAAGCAGTACCGCGGGCGGCCCGGCGACTGCCTCATCGCAATGCAGTGGGGCATGGAGATCGGCTTGAAGCCGCTGCAGGCCTTGCAGAGCATTGCGCCGATCAACGGCAAGCCGAACCTCTACGGGGACGCCGGCAAGGCCCTGCTGCTGGCCAACGGCTGCATCATCGACGAGGACGACATGGCCGTCGTCAAGGCCAACGGTCGCGGGCGCTGCAAGATCGTTCGGCCAGGCCGCCCGCCGGTCGAGCGCACGTTCTCGGTCGACGACGCCAAGACCGCGAAGCTGTGGGGCAAGGAAGGGCCGTGGACGGCCTACCCCTACCGGCAGATTGCGTGGCGCGCGTTCTGGTTCGCGGCGCGCGACGCGGCGTCCGACCTGCTGCGCGGCATGGGCGGGTTCGAGGAAGGCATCGACACGCCGACTGAGCGCCACATGGGCCCGGCCGAGGAGGTCAAGCCTGCGGAGAAGCCCGCCCTTCCCGCCTACCCGCAAGCCGACTTCGACACCAATCTGCCGAAGTGGCAGAAGCTCATCGACGACGGCAAGGGAACCGCCCAGGCGCTGCTGACCAAGCTGAGCACGAAGGCCGTCTTCACCGAGGAGCAGAAGGCGCGCATCTTGAGCCTGAAGCCGAAGGCCACCGAGGCCAAGCCGGCGCAGGAGCAGGAGCAGAGCACCGCGCAGCAGGCCACCGGCGAGCACGACGAGTTCATCCGCCAGATGGAAGGCGGCGACGAAGGAGGCGCGCAATGAAGCTGATCGACCACCCCCAGGGCAGCGTCGAATGGCTGGCCCACCGCGCGCAGCACTTCAACGCCAGCGACGCACCGGCCATGCTGGGCGTCAGCCCCTACAAGACGCGCGCCGCGCTGCTGCGCGAGCTGCACACCGGCGTGTCGGTCGACATCGACATCGCCACGCAGAAGCGCTTCGACAACGGCCACCGCGCCGAGGCGCTGGCCCGGCCGCTAGCCGAGAAGATCATCGGCGAGGACCTGTACCCAGTGGTCGGCGCCGAGGGCCGGCTGTCGGCCAGTTTCGACGGCCTGACGATGGACGAGACGCAGGGCTTCGAGCACAAGGCATTGAACGATGAGCTGCGCGCCGTGTTCCGTCAGATCGACGCGCTCGCCCCCTGCGACGATGCTGCGCCTGGCCAGTTGCTGCCGATCTATCACCGCGCGCAGATGGAGCAGCAGCTGATGATCAGCGGCGCCGAGCGCGTGCTGTTCATGTCCAGCGAATTCGACGCCGACGGCAATCTGGTCGAGGAGCACCACTGCTGGTACTACCCCGACGACGAGATGCGCGGCGCGATCCTGCAAGGGTGGGTTCAGTTCGCCGAAGACCTGGCCAACTACAGCCTGCCACCGGCCGCCGAAGCCGCCCCGGTCGGCAAGGCCCCGGAAACGCTGCCGGCGCTGCGCATCGAAGTCACCGGGCAGGTGACGGCATCGAACCTCGCCGAGTTCAAGAAGACCGCGCTGACCGCGATCCGCAGCGTCAACCGCGAGCTGAAGACCGATGCCGACTTCGCCGACGCCGACAAGGCGATCAAGTGGTGCGGCGATGTCGAGTCCCGGCTGAAGGCCGCCAAGGAGCACGCGCTGTCGCAGACCGCCAGCATCGACGCGCTGTTCAAGGCGCTCGACGACATCAGCGCCGAGGCGCGCACTGTGCGCCTGGACCTGGACAAGCTGGTTAACCGCCGCAAGACCGAGGTCAAGGAAGAGGCTGTCGCGCGGGCGCGGCGCGCGCTCGACGACCACATCGCCCGGCTGAATGCCGAGATAGCGCCGTTCCGGCTGCCGCCCGTCGTCGCCGACTTCGCGGGCTGCATCAAGGGCCTGAAGTCTGTGGCCAGCATGCAGGACAAGCTCGACGGCCTGCTGGCGACGGCGAAGATCGCGGCCGAAGCGGATGCGCGCGCGATCCGTGGCAACGTGACCACGTTCAAGCAGGAGGGCGAGGGCTTCGAGTTCCTGTTCGCGGACCTGGGCCAGATCATCCACAAGGCGGCCGGCGACTTCCTGGAGCTGGTGCAGGGGCGCATCGCGCAGCACAAGGTGGCCGAGGCTGAGCGGGAGCGCAAGAAGCGCGAGGCCGAGGAACTGGCGCGCCAGCAGGCCGAGGCGCGCGCGGCCGAGCAGCGCCGGCAGGCTGAGGAAGCGCAGCGCCTGGCGGCCGAAGCATCGGCGCGTGCGGCAGCGGCTACGGTAGAGCAAGGCCCAGCGCCTTCAGGCTCGGACCCACTTGTGAGCGTGACGTTCGGCCCGACCGTTGCGCAGGCCGCCCTTCGCGATGCGCAGCCGGCCCCGCGCGCAGACGAACCCGCCACGCTGAATCTGGGCGTGATCTGTGAGCGCCTGGGATTCACGATGACGGCCGCGTTTGTCGCCGACACGCTGGGCATCGCGCCGAAGACGGAAGGCGCTGCGAAGCTTTACACCGAGCGGCAGTTCATCGCCATCTGCGAGCGCTTGGTCACGCGCGTTCGCACCGTCCAAGCCAACGCCCAGGCGGTGCCAGCATGAGCGGCGCCCCGATCTACTACGTCGCCGTCGGCAACCACGACGGCTGCCAGCCGATCGAAGACAGCGAATACGAGGACCCGCAGGCCGACAAGTACACGGGGCCGATCGTCTTCGAGCAGTACCTGAACGACTGCACGCTGGAAAGAGTGAAGGCGCGGCTCGCCTGCAAGGCCATGGAGCAGTGCGGCGGCGGCAGGCTGGCGCGGCTGGACTTCGACCTGCAGGGTGACCCGGCAGAGCCGCACGTCGTCGTCGCGGGTCACGACGGCGTGCACAAGGATCGCGGCCCGCTGGTCTGGGAAACCTACGTTGGGCCCGGCAAGAACACGCGCGACGTGGCGCAGGCGCATGCCACCAACATCGAGCGCCGCTACGGCGCCTGCCGCATCGCGCGGCTGGTGTTCGAGGATGTCGACGGGAGGCCGCTGTGACCACCCCCCTGACCGAACAGGCCGCCGAGTACGCGGCGGACGCTGCGGCTGCTGCGCGAGGCATCACGCCGCTGGAAACGCTGCTGGTGCGGGCGTTCATGGCCGGGGCGCTGGAGGCTGCGCGGCGCACGCCGCACGACACGCTGCGCGAGTGCATTGACTACGGGCGCACCGTGG